CATCCCGTCCAGTGCATTGGCGATGGCCAGAAGGCGCGCAGCGACCCGACCACTGCCCTCGAGCCGCGCCAGCCGCCGCAGCGTGCGGACCTTGATGTCCGTGCGGATCGGCAATTTCGTCCCCATGAGCGGCTCCCCTGCGAATCACCACGAGAAGCGAATTATGATGATCCACGAAGGGGAATCCCCAGAGAGTCAGGAATTTGTGCGGCTGGTATAAGCCCTTCGCTCCCCATTGACTTGCTGTATCGATCTAATTTAGACTCTTAAAGAGTCGAGGTGGGCGAGCGTCCGCCTCTCAAGTCATACTGGAACAATCGGGGCGTGCGGCATGGCGAGGCCGAAGAGACCGCGAGAGGCTACGCAGGCTATTGCGCGCTGGTTGAATCGCGCGATGGTCGAGCAGCACTTTTTACAAACGGATCTGGCGCGGAAGGCGACGGCCTTCTTGCCTGACGGGAGGGCATTCTCCTCCGACAATATCTCGAAATAGCACGCGCCAATAGTTGAAGTGTCGCCTCCGTGGGCGTGTTCACGCCCCGGAGGTATCTCGAGATCGACCCGCCCGACGTCGACCTCTTGATCGAACAGGAGGCCGCGCGGCACGGGGAGGTCGAGGGCGACTTCTTCATGCAATCCGTCGGCAACGGCATGTGCTATATCCAAGTTAAGCAGGTCGTGCCGTTCGCCGTGGCTGCCAAGATCGCGGCGCTCCTGAACGAGGCCGAAGCGGGCTCGAATGGTGCGTCATAGGATCGAAACAAGATCGTCGATTGGATCCCGCACTCGCCGCTTCGTCTGCGATAGAGGCACCAGTCGTAGTGCGTGTCGGCGACGTCCGTCACGCGGCCGTGGTTCTGCCAGACCTTCATCGGCTCCCGGAGCGTCTCCTCCCGCTCGATCAACAGCGTCTTCATCGTCCGGCGCAGGTCGCGCGGTTGAAACGGTTGCACCGACGGATGGGTGTCGGTCCACCGGCGGACGGCTTGACTGATGGACGTGAGTGCCATGGGCGCGTCGGTGCCGAGCCGAGCCGGGCCGGGAAGAGGTGATCCGTGTCGACCATCCCGCGCACGGTGTCGAAGAGCGCCACCGCCGCCTTCGGCAACGGAATTGCGTGCGATCGGCCGTTTTTCGTCTCGGGCAGGACGATCCACGGCTCGCCGTCCATCTCGCGGAAGTGCTCACGCCGGAGCCACAGGATCTCGCTGACGCGCAGGCCGCCCGTGGCGATGATCGCCTTCAGGACGACGGCCGTCGTCACGGCGATCTGCCGGCCTTTAAACTCGTTCCACAGGACCTTGACCTCGTCGAGCGAGAGGACACGATCGCGCGGCTTCACCTTGGTCGCGCCACCTACGAGGGCGACGGGGTTCTCGCGCACACCGAAGCGGATCGGGTGTTCGCTCGCCGGATCGAGGTCCGCCTTCCGCGCGGCGGTGAAGGTCGCCGAGAGATATGCGCGGGGCAGGCGCGTGTTCACGCCGGCCTGGATGATGGTGCGTAGCCACGCGACGACGTGCTCCGGCTTGATGTCGGCCGCGGGCGTGTCGGGACCGAAATGCTTCTCTGCGGCGAATGCACCTCGACGGAGATAGGTCAGGTAGTTGCGGGTCTCGTCAGAGCCGCGGGCCTCGAGCTGCGCGAGGCGGAAGTCAACCAGATTGGCGAACGTGGCGGTTCTCGCGACCTCCACCGGTTGCGGGGCCAAGGCGGCGGCTCGCGCCTCCTGGAGCGACACGACGGGGTAGTCGCCGATCCTGCGGCGGACGAAGCGGGAGCCCTCCTTGCGGGCGACGTAGAACGTCTTTTGACGCGGGCCGACTCGGAGCCGGAGACCGGGGCATCCGGCGTCGGTGTATTCGATCCGCGCGTCGGCGCGGACGTGGCGAAGCCAGCGGTCTGTAAAGGCTTGTGTGGGCACGACGTTTTCCTCTCGACACCAACCTCCGGTCGAAGATCGGACCATAAAAGATCGAAAACAGTCAAGAGAAGATCGAAAAGGTATCCCCGTGGGTATCCCCGTGGAGGGATTTCGGGATGCGAAAATCGGCAAATAGCGCCAAGTCATTGTTCTATCGAAGAAATTTGGTGCGCCCGGTGGGACTCGAACCCACGACCTGCCGATTAAAAGTCGAATTTTTCACCTATTCAGACCTCGGCACACCTGCCGACTTCTCCCCATCCATTCCGCAAAATATCGAATGTAACTCAGCGGCTTAGGGGCCTTGCGCAAGTTTGCACATCCGCAGGCATCCGCACACCCTTGCGGCGTCGCCCTGACACCCATACGACACCCAGGACGAACGGGGTGTCAGGACATGGCAGAACGACTCAGCGACAAAGGCCTCGCGGCGCTGAAGCCCACGACAAAGCGGACAGAGATCGCGGACGCGCTGATCCCGGGGCTCTACGTCATCGTCCATCCGTCGGGGCGGAAAGTGCTGGTGGTCCGCTACCGCCACCACGGCGAGCGGCGGAAGGTGACGCTCGGCGCCTTCCCGGCGATCGGGCTCGCCGAGGCGAGGAAGCTTGCGCGCGAGGTGCTGGTCCGGGTGGCGGCCGGGGAGGATCCCGCCAGGGCGGACCGGGCCGCGGCCGAGGATGAAGAGCGCCTCCGGGTCGACGTCGTCGCCGAAGAGTTCCACCGGCGGCACTCCGACAGGAACAGGACCGGGCCGGAGACCCGTAGGATCTTCAGGCAGGACGTCCTGCCGCGCTGGGGGAAGCGCAGGGTCGACGAGCTCACCCGCCGCGACGTCCTCGACCTCATCGACGCCGTCGTCGACCGCGGGGCCGAGACGCAAGCGAACCGGGTTCTCGCAGCGGTCCGGAAGTGGCTGAACTGGTGCGCCTCGCGGGACCTCATCGCCGCCTCACCGGCCGCCGGGGTGAAGCCGCCGACGAAGGAGAAGAGCAGGGACAGGGTCTTGTCGCCGGCGGAGCTCAGAGCTTTGTGGCGGGCCTCCGGGGAGCTGTCGCCGATCATGTCGTCCTACGTCCGCATCCTCATCGTGGCCGGCCAACGCCGGCGCGAGACGGCGATGATGGAGTGGGAGGAAATCGACCTCGAGGCGGCGATGTGGGTGATCCCGCCGAGGAAGGCGAAGAACGGCATACGGCATGAGGTCCCGCTGTCCCGCCCCGCGGTGGAGATCCTCAGGGCGCTCCCGAGGAACGGGACCTTTGCCTTCACGACGACGGGCCGCACCCCCGTCAGCGGCTTCTCGCGACTTCGCGCCCAGATCGAGGCCGGAATGAAGCGGGAGCTCGGCGAGGACGTCACCATCGCGCCGTGGACGCTGCACGACCTGCGGCGGACCTACGCCTCCGGATGCGCCGCGCTCGGCGTCCCGCTGCCCGTGATCGAACGGGCGTTGAACCATGTCAGCGGCTCGTTTGGCGGGATCGTCGGCGTTTACCAGAGACACGCGTTCGCCGACGAGCGGCGCGAGGCGATGGAGAAGTGGGCGGCGCACGTCCTCGATGTCGCCGCCTCGAGAGGGCGCTAAGCCTTTTCGGAGTCTCTCCCGCGAACCTCCGCGCCGCAATTGAGTGCGGAGGTATTCGGATGACGACGAGCACTACCCCGGACGCGAACCGTCCGCCCATCAAGATGGCGGCACTGTGCCGTCGATTGGCCATCAGCGAGGACACGGCCCGCCGCTGGGATGCCAGGGGCATCCTCCCGCGATCCTACAGGGTGGCAGGCCAGAGGCATTGGCGTCCAGAGGACATCGACCGCTGGGAGGCCGACCTCCGAGAGACGAAGGGCGTCACGAAGGCCGAACCGCTCGACACCCTCGCCCGCGAGCTCGGCGAGGCCGTCGTTACCGCCACCCTCGAGGCGCTCGGCGAGAAGCCGATCGAGTCGGTCAAGGTGGCCGACGTCGCGCGCGAGATGGAGGGGCGCCTCGAGGCGGCAGCCAGGCAGCTTGCCGTTGCCGCCACGGCCGCGGGCCGGACGGAGGAGCTCCCTGGGGCCATCGGCGCGATGCATCGGGCGATCACCGAGCGGCTCGTGAAGCGGCGCGGGGGTGTGCAGTGAGGGGGCTCGCACCGATCGTCGACGTCGACGCGAACGGCATCACCGCCGACGGTGACGACACCACGCTCCGGGCGTCGCGGGGCAAGGTCCGCGCCGGTCTGCTGGCAAACGAGCCCGTCCGCGCTCGCTACCCGGACGGCACGATCCGCCACGGCTGCATCGTGCGCGTCGCGCCTCGTGGCCTCGCCCACCTCGCCCGGGAATTAGGTGTTCCGCGGCACTGAACAGAAAAAAGCCCCGGCACGAAGCCGGGGCTCAAAGTCCATTCGCGAGAGCATCAATCACAACGGGCGAGGGCGGGAAGATCCTTCGGTCGCAAAACGCTACACACGAACACCATCAGACAGACTTGTAGCGTCTACGGCCCGAAAGATCAAGCTATTCCTCGCCAGAATGGCAAGGAAGTCTGACGTGAAGCGCGGCCTACAATGGTACAAGCGAGAGCCCCTCGCATTCATCGATGGAGTCCAGGGGATCGGGCCGGACACCATCGGCGCCTACGCCGTTGTATTGGATCTGATCTACGCGCGCGGCGGCAGCACACCCCGCGACGACCACCACCTCGCCGGCATTCTCGGATGCTCGACGCGGAAGGCGCGCGCTCTCACTGACCGCCTCCTCGAGCTCGGGAAGCTCGCGCTTCGCGACGGGCTTCTCGTCAATTTCCGCGCCGAATCCGAGCTGAAACGAGCGCGAAACGTGAGCGAAACGCGCGCGAATGCGGGACGAATGGGTGGCGAAAAGAGTGGCGAAGCCAGGAAAAACAAGGGTTTGGGCGAAGCAAATGTTTCGGATATAGAGAAAGAGAAAGAGTTAGAGAAAGAGTTAGACTCCGAGTCTTGGACTGAGACGGTAGAAAAAACCGACTCTTTTGCCGGCGGCGACGCTTTCGCGCCTGGCGGCGCGGACGCCGACGAAGGTGGATTTCCGGACGGTGGCGGAACCGTCGTGGACCTTTTCCGCCGCAAGGACCCGAAGGAGATCATCTTCTCCTGCGGCCCGGTCCGGTTGAGCCGGGGCAAGATCGAGGAGTGGCAGGAGGAGATCTATCCCGACATCCGCGTGCGGGGTGAGCTGTCCCGACTCGAGGGGGCCATCACGAAGATGGCGGCCGAGGGCAAGCCCGTCGTCGAGATCATGCAGACGGTGAAGGCCACCCTCGCGAACCGGAACGCCGATGCCCTCGCCGGGAAGCGGGCGGCTGAAAAGGCGGCCCGCGATCCCGAGACCAACGAGCGGACCGACGTCGTGTGGCAGGACTGGAAGGAGGGCAATCGCCCGCCTCCGCCGCCGCGGGCAGGAATCCGGCACGAGTACATATCATCGGTCGATCACTGGTATCCGCGACAGATCAACGAGAAGGTCTGGCAGTGCCCATGAGCCCGGATCAGTAGTAGGATGCGGGTTTTCTCTTTCCTTTCAGTAGATTGGCTTGCGAGGGCGGGCGCCCAAGCGTGAGACAAAAATGGGGGTCGCAATATAGTAGAGATACTAGGTGCGTCCCCCGATTTTGTCTCACGGTCTCGCACCAGCCTGCGGCACCGCCTCCCCCAAACAAAAAACCCACACAAACACCCCGAGCGAAGCGAGGAAACGTCTCCGCATCTCGGCGATGCCGGTCGAGCACGGCATCTCCGCCCCGGGGCGGGATCGGCACGGCAAGTCAATCAGAACCGGCGGCACCGCCTCGATGACCACGGAGCTCCTTACCGGCGGAAAGGTTTGGTCGCCTTCGGCTCCCGTGGTTGTGGTGGGGGTTTTCCGGAGAGCAGGGGAGACTACGGACGGCCTCACGGCCCCGCATAATCCGGAGGCCACGCCTGCCGCAAAGAAAAGAAAAAGACCCTCCTGCTACTGCTTCACAGTCGATCTCTAGAGGTATCCTGTGAGCTGTTCAGAAACGCGACGAGATCTGCCCCTTCTTACATCATGTATCTTCAAGTGAAACTGGGCGGAATTGTGGACGTGGCGTCTTTCATCTGTTAATCTCGCGGCAGAGAGAGGGCGCGATGACACCACCTAGGCGGCGAACAACAGTGGCGCGCGTCGCCCGACGGTCAAGCTTCGTGCCCGAGGACATCAGGGCGGCAGGTCATGCGTAGCAGCCGCCTCGAAGATCGAGGATCAACGGCGTGCCCTGTCCGGTACTCCGCCCCTCGGACGGGGTGTGAAATCTACCATCGTTCTTCGGAGAGGCTGCGCGGGTCCCTCCGGAGGTGGAGGGATGCGGGTCCGCCGCCCCCGGTATGTCACTCACTGCAAAATGTGGTAAGGGGGTACCGTGACCATCGGTGATCTTCCGACCCATCTCACGGGCCGACAGCTCGCCCAGTGTATCGGCGTGTCTGAGCGTCGCGTCCGCTCCCTCCACACGGAGGGCATCATCCACCGCGCCGCCCGCGACCGGTATCCGATCACCGCAGTGGCGGAGTACGCCGCCCACCTCCGCGAGGTTGCCGCCGGCCGGGGCGGCGAGGCGGGCGTCCGCGACCTCACCGCCGAGCGTGCGCGCCTCGCGGCTGCCCAGGCCGATCATCACGAGATCCGTGTTGCCCAGGCCCGCGGGGAGCTCGTTCCAGCCGACCGCGTCGCGGCAACATGGGCGGACATCCTTCGTCGCGTCCGGTCCCGCGTCCTCGCTGCCCCGTCCCGCATCCGGCAGCGCCTTCCGCACCTCACCGCGGCCGACACCGACGCCATCAACCAGGAGCTCCGCGACGCACTCGCCGAGCTCGCGCAGGGGGACCAGTCATGACGTTCACTTCCCTCGTCGACCGCGTCGACGACGTGGTCCACCGCCGTCTCGGCGAGCAGGCGGAGATTCGGCCCCGCCTGCCCGCGCGCGGCGTCGCCGATCCGGGGCCGGACCCCGCTCGGCTGACCTTCACCGTCGGCCTCATCGTCATCGCCGAGCCGGCAGAGGACATCGATGCGGGCGGCGTGCGTCGTAAGTTCGTGACGCATCTCGCCAGCGGCAGGGTGATCGCGAGCGTCACCCGCGCGTCGCTCGCCGGCCGCGAGGTGCGGGTCGGTGATGAGGTGGCCCTCGTCGAGCGGAGCGGAGCGCCGAGCCTCACGGTTGCGCGCATCCACGATCGGGACCTCGGCGTCTTCACCTGGGAGCTCGAGTCGTGATCGCCCGCACCTGCCTCCGCCTCGCGGCGGTCTACTCGTTGCGGGGCCGGACCATCGCCGGCGACCGCGTCCTCGATTCCAGCCTCGCGGGCCTGCCTCCCCTCGAGGGCGGCGAGGCCGTGCCTTTCGTCGTGATCTACACCGAGGGCGCCGACCTCGAGGACGCCGGCGGGACGCTCCGGGCTGGCGGTCATGTGGACCTCGTCTTCGAGGCCGTCTGCCCCGCCCCGGCTCCCGGGCTCGGCGCGTCGGATGCGGCGCTCGAGCTCTCCGCCGACGTCCTCGAGCGCCAGATCCGTGTTGCCCTTGAAGACCACTCCTCGCCCTGGGCTCGGCGCTTCTCTGTCCTCGCGCATCCGGTCCGCGTCACCTCCCTTCGCGGCGCCTCGCAGGCGTCGGACGACGGCATCGCCTTCGTCGCCCGGCAGGTTACCGTTCGCGCCGAGCTTCTCGCCGAGCCACGCGGCGCCGAGCCGTGGTTCACCGATTTTGTCGCCGCTCTCCGGGAGGAGGAGGGGGCGGAGGGGGTCTCCTACGCCGACGCCATCACCCTCGCTGTCGAGGGCAATCCCGCGTGGTCGGACATCATCTCCACCTTCTCGCCCGTCGCACATGCCGGCATCGGCGGGCCGCAGGGCGATGCGCTGGGCCTCGGCGAGGGGCCGGAGATGGACGGCGAGCCGATCATCACGACGGAGCCGGCGCCATGACCGACGTCCTCGACCGGGTCCGGAGACGGGCGCTCGCGGCGCTCCGGCCTCCGCCGAGGATGGCGTTGTCCGCGTGGGCGGAGACCAACTTCCGCTTGCCGGAGGGCGGCGCCGCTATGCCGGGCCCGCTCCGTCTCTGGCCGCCGCAGCGGGGCATCGCTGATAGTATCTCCGACCCCGAGGCGGAGCGTGTGACGGTCATCAAGGCCGCCCGCGTCGGCTTCTCGACGCTCCTAAACTGTGCCATCGGCAACTTCATCTCCAACGATCCGTCCCCGATCATCCTCCTCCTCCCGACGGAGGCCGACTGCCGCGACGTCGTCGTCTCAGATCTCGAGCCTGCGTTCGAGGCTTCGCCCGTTCTACGTGGGGTTCTGTCAGTCGATGACGGCGACGAGAAGCGAAACACGCTCATGCATCGCCGATTTCCAGGCGGAAGTCTTAAGGTCATCGCCGCCAAGGCGCCGAGAAATCTTCGTAGGCACACCGCGCGCGTCCTCATCGTCGACGAGGCCGACGGCATGGAAACCGGCGCCGAAGGCTCGCCGATACTCTTGGCGGAGAGAAGAACGCTGACGTTTGCGGACAGAAAGATCATCGTCGGGTCGACCCCCGTCGACGAAGACACCAGTCATGTAGTTGACCTATACAATAAGTCCGACCGACGGATCTTCGAGGTGCCGTGCATCCACTGCGGCGCCTTCTTCGAGATTGTTTGGTCCTGCATCGAATGGGAAGAGGGCCGGCCGGAGACGGCGGCTTGCCGCTGCCCCCATTGCGACGGCCTCATCTCCGAGCGGCACAAGCTGGCGATGCTTGATGCCGGGCGGTGGCGGGCAATGGCGCCGGAGGTGAAGGGGCATCATGGATATTGCCTCTCGGCGTTGGCGTCGCCGCTCGCGAACGCCTCCTGGGGGAGGCTCGCCGCCGAGTTCCTCGCCGCGAAGGATCGGCCCGATCAGCTCCGCGTGTTCGTGAACACTGTCCTCGGCGAGCCGTGGAGAGAGGCCGGAGAGGAAATTGACGAGGACGGCCTCGCCTCGCGGGTCGAGCCGATCGGGCTGGACCGCATCCCGGAGGAGGTGATCGCCATCACGGCGGGGGTCGACGTGCAGGTTGACCGGATCGAGGCCGCGATCGTCGCGTGGACGGAGGCCGGCGACATGATCGTCCTCGGCCACATCATCTTGTGGGGTGACCCGCAATCGGACTCCTTGTGGGCCGAGGTCGACGAGCTTCTCTCGACCAGGTGGAGCCATCCCCTCGGCGGCAAGATCACAATCGACGCCGCGGCCGTCGACGCCGGTGACGGTCACGTCATGGACGCCGTGCTCGCGTTCTGCGGACCGCGCGCGCATCGGCGGGTTCTCGCCGTGAAGGGCGCCGCCGGTGATCGCCCCGCCGTGGTGCCGTCGCAGACCAGGCGCGGGAAGCTTTGGATCATTGGCGTCGACAGCCTGAAGTCGCAGCTCTACGCTAGGCTCCGCGGCGGGCGGTCCGTGCGCTTCAGCGAGTCGCTGCCGGCGGAGTGGTTCGCGCAGCTCGCCTCCGAGCGCCGCGTCGTCCGCTACTCGCGAGGCCGTCCCACCGCGAGGTGGGAGAGGATACCCGGCCGCCGCGCCGAGGCGCTCGATTGCGTGGTCTACGCCATGGCGGCCCGGCAAGTCGTCACCATCAATCCAGAGACCCGGCTCGCCCTTTTGCGTGGCAAGCCGCAACAGCCTTCCGCGCCGCGGAAGTTTCAGTCATCGTTCGTCAATGGAGACGCAAGATGAAGGTCCTCGTCGACTTCACCAAGATCCCGCTTACCCCGACCCGCGACCTCGAGAACATGGAGGCGATCGCCGACGGCATCGACATCCTCGAGGCGCTCGTCTCCTCGGATGATCCGAAGCGAGATCACCTGTTGATCGCGCAGATCCGACAGGTTCGCGCGCTCGTCGCGGAGAGTTATGAAAAGCTCAATGATGGTCAGTTCTGCGGACGACTTGCGCACAGCGTGAAAATCCGATAGGTTATCACTCGCCGGCCAAGTGCCGGTCTTCGTTCGCGTCATAGTGCATCTGGTTTGGGTGGCCGGGGGTTCATGGGCGAGCGCTCCTTCGACAGGGTGGGATCACGATCAGCGCCGAGCTCGTCGCGGCGCTGGTCGTGGTTTTCTGGCGTCCATGCTGGGCCCCGCCCGACGGCCGCCTCGAGGCTCGAGACGATGCGGCGGGCGAGGCAGCTCGTCGCCACCAATGCCCACGCCGCCGCCGCCGTTGACGCCTGGGCTTTCGCGCTCGTCGGCGCCGGCCTCAAGCCGCAGTCGCAGCACCAGGACCGCGGGGCGCGCGAGGCGCTCAACGTCTCGTTTGAGGCGTGGACGGACCAGGCCGACGTCGAGCAGCGCACCGACTTCTACGGCCTTCAGCTCGCCGTCGCCGCGCTCGTCGTCCGCGATGGCGAGTGCTTCATCCGCCTCCACCTCGGCGACGAGGGGCTCGAGCTCCACGTCGTCGAGAGCGACATGATCGACGAGTCGATCACGCGGCAGGAGGGCGACGTCGTCATCTTGCAGGGTATCGAGCTCGACCGCTACGGCCGCCGGATCGCCTACCACGTCCGACGCCAGGCGCCGGACCTCACCCTCGCGCCGGTCCTCGAGACGGTCCGCGTCCCCGCGTCGGAGATGCTCCACATCTTCCGCGGGGTCCCCGGGCAGGTCCGCGGCGCGTCGTGGTTCGGGCCGGTCCTTCAGCGGATGGCTGACTACGACGGCGCCGTCGATGCGCAACTAGTGCGCCAGAAGATCGCTGCTTTGATGACGGGCTTCGTCACGTCGGCGGACGCCTCCGGCGCGCCGATGGTGGACGGTTCCCCGGTGGACGGCATCGGTGATGCCTCCCTCGAGCCGGGCGAGATGCGCGTCCTCTTGCCGGGGCAGGATGTTCGTTTCAGCGACCCCGCCCGCGTCGGCGCGGAGGTGATCGACTTCCTCAAGGTCACCCGCCGTGAGATCGCCGCAGGACTCGGGCTTCCCGCACATCTTCTCGACGGTGATCTTTCCGACGCGAACTATTCGTCGCTCCGGGCGGGGCTTCTACCCTTCCGCCGCAAGGCGGAGGCGCTCCAGTACGGGATGATCGTCCACCAGTTCCTCCGTCCCGTCTGGGCGCGGTGGGTCGAGGTGGAGGCCATGATGGGCCGCCTGCCTATCGATGCTCTCACCTCGCCCGCCTTCCGCGCGGTGAAGTGGATCACGCCGAGGATGGAGCACGTCGACCCGGCCAAGGACACTGCCGCCGAGCTCGCCGCCATCAGCGCCGGGTTGTCGTCCCGCCGCGAGGCCGTCGCCGGACGAGGATGGGACATCGAGTCCCTCGACGCGGAGATCGCCGCGGACCGGGAGCGCGAGCGCGGTCTCGGGCTCGACTTCAGCGGGCAGGCCAGTACGAGGAACAAATCGTGAACGATCTCCTCATCCGTCGCGCCGCGCTGGCGGCATCGTCCTGGGACCCGGAGGCCCGGACCGCGACCGCCGTCCTGTCCACCGGGGCCGGGGTGCAGCGGATGGACCGCGCCGGCGAGTACGAGGAGCGCCTCGCCCTCGAGGGGCAGGTGTGGCCGCCCTCCGTCCCGTTGCTCGACTCGCACCGCCACCACGGGCTCGAGGCGCGGCTCGGCTCCGTCACGGACATCAGGGCCGAGGGCGGCGAGTTGCGCGGCGTCGTCCGCCTCTCCCGGGCATCGCCCGCGGCTGATCGCGTCGCCGCCGACCTCGCCGACGGACACGGCTTCTCCCTCTCCGTCGGCTACCGCGTCGACGCCTGGCGCCAGACCACGGAGGAGGGCCGCCGAGTGCGGACCGCGTTCCGCTGGCACCTCCTCGAGACTTCCATCGTCCACATCCCGGCCGACCCGGCCGCAGGAATCAGGAGCGACACCATGATTGACGACCACGACGCCGGCTCGACGGCGACGGAGGGCGGCGCCGGGGACGTCACGACCCGCGCCGCGCAGAACGCGCAGATCCGCGCAATCGGCGAGATCGCCGGCCTCGACCGTGCATGGGCCGATTCGCAGATCGATGCCGAGGCCACGGTGGAGGCCGCAAGGGCCGCAGCCTTCGACGCGATGCGAGCCCGCCAGGCCGACCCGATTCGCACGACCCGCGCCACCGTCGGCACCGACTTCACGGACCCGGAGGTGCGCGCCCGCACTATCGGCGAGGCGCTCTACACCCGCGTGACCCCGGGGCACACCCCGGCTGAGGCGGCGCGCCAGTACGCTGGACACACCATCCTGGACATCGCGCGCGACTGTCTGCGGCACGCGAGCGTCTCAACGACGAGCCTCGCGCCGATGAAGGTGATCGAGCGGGCGCTCCACTCGACGAGCGACTTCCCGCTCATCCTGGGCGACACCGTCGGCCGGACCCTCCGCGCCTCCTACCAGGCCGCGCCGAGCGGGCTGAAGGCGGTCGGCCGCCGGACCACCGCGCGGGACTTTCGCGCGAAGCATCGGCTCCAGCTCTCCGAGGCGCCGCGCCTCGAGTCGGTGGGCGAGGGCGGCGAGTTCCGTCACGGCTCGCTCGTCGATGCGTCGGAGACCTACCGCGTCGCGACGTTCGGAAAGATTATCTCGATTTCAAGACAGGCGCTCATCAACGACGACGTCGGCGCCTTCTCCGACATCGCCCGTCGCATGGGGCAGGCGGCTCTTGCCACCGAGGCGGCGCTCCTCGTGGATCTCCTCGAGGCCAACTCCGGCGCGGGGCCGACCATGGCGGACGACAAGGCGCTGTTCCACGCGGACCACGGCAACCTTGAGCCAGCCGGCGCAGGCCGCGCCGAGCCGGGCATCATCAACCTCGCCGCCGCACGGCTCGCGATGCGCAAGCAAGTCGGCCTCTCCGGCGAACTCATCGCCATCACCCCGAAGTATCTGATCGTCCCGGCCGAGCTTGAGATCATGGGAGAGGATCTTCTCGCGCCGATCTTCGCGACGAAGACCGAGGACCTCAACCTCTTCGCTCGGACGCTTCAGCTCGTCGTCGAGCCGCGCTTTTCTTCGGCTGCCCGCTGGTATCTGGCGGCCACGCCGGGCGAGGTCGACGGTCTCGAGTATGCTTACTTGGAGGGCGAGGAGGGGCCGCAGATCGAGACTCGTGCGGGCTTCGAGGTCGATGGTGTCCAGGTGAAGGTGCGCCTCGACTTCGGGTGCGGCTTTGTCGACCACCGCGGGTGGTTCCAGAACCCGGGGTCCTAGGCCGATGCCGACTGTCGCCGAACTTCACCAACAGCTCGAGGCCCTGCAGAAGATCCGGTCCTCAGGCGAGAAGATGGTCCGCTTCGGAGAGCGCGAGATTACCTTCCGCTCCGACGACGAGCTTGCCTCCGCGATCGCCGACCTCGAGCGCCAACTTGCCACCACCGCCGGACAGCAGGTTCGCAAGGTCCGCTTCCATACCTTCAGGGGAACGTGAAATGAAGAACTACGTGCAGCGCGGCGAGACCGTCCGCGTCACCGCCCCGGCCGGGGGTGTCAACTCCGGCGAGCTCGTCGTGATCGGCGCCCTTACCGGGGTGGCCGTGACCGATGCCGACGCCGGGCAGCCGGTCGAGATGACCACGATCGGCGTGTTCGACCTTCCGAAGACGGCGCCCTCCATCCCGGCCGGGTCCGTCGTCTACGTCAATGACGGCGCGGCCCCGGGTGCGGACGTGATGGCGGCCGACGACGTCGCGCTCCTCAGCTCGCCGGTGCCGATCGCCATCGGTGTCGCGGTGGAGACCGCCGCCGAGAACGCGCCCACGGTCCGCGTCCTCATCCGGTGATCTCGATTGAGATCCGCGGCCTCGCGGAGGTCCGGCATCGCCTTCGAGCGGACCGGTTCCGCGGGGCCGTGCGCCGAGCGCTCAGCCGCGCCGGCGACGCCTCGACCACCGAGGCGAAGCGGGCGGTTGCGGGACAGCTCGGCTTGCCCCAGGCGCAGGTGGCGGAGCGGCTCCGGGGGCGGATGGCGGGCGGGCTCACGTATGAGATCGCGGCATCCGACCAGCACTTCCCGCTCTCCGCCTTCGGCGCGAGGCAGACCCGCAAGGGCGTCTCGGCAGCACCCTGGGGCACGCGCCGCGTCTTCCCAGGGACTTTCTTCGCCTACGGGCGCTCGGGTGTCTTCCGCCGCGAGGGGACGGCGCGCGGACCGCTCGAGGCGCTCTACGGGGGCAGCGTCTTCCGGGAGATGGAGCGCGACGACGTGCCCGGCCGCGTCCGCGACGTCGCGATTGAAACGATGAGGCGGCGCATCGCGCACGAGCTCGGGAGGCTCTCTGCATGAGCACGGACATTTCCGTCATCATCCGGGCGGTCGACCGCTTCTCCGGCCCCATGCGCGGCCTCGACCGCTCCATGCAGCGCCTCGCCGCGTCGCAGCGCAGGATGCAGGCGACGATGTCCGCGGGCATCGGCGGCATCGTGGCGTTCTCCTCCTTCCGCACCGCGCTCGACAAGACCGTCGGCTCCGCGATGCGGTTCGAGTCGGCCATGGCCGACGTGAAGAAGGTCATCGATGCGACCCCGGAAGCGTTCGGGGAGCTCTCCGACGGCATCCTCGCGATGTCGAAGAGGATCCCCGTCGCGGTCGACGGCCTGGCATCGATCACGGCAGCCGCAGGCCAGGCCGGCATCGCGACACAGGATCTCCTCGGCTTCACCGAGGAGGTGGCGAAGTCGAGCTTTGCCCTCGGCATCGCGGCCGATCAGACAGGCGACGTGTTCGCCAAGCTCGGCAACGTCTTCCAGCTCGACCTCGACGGTATCCGCGATCTCGCGGACGGCGCCAACCACCTCTCCAACAACTTCGCCGCCAGCGGCGAGGAAATCCTCGACTTCACCAACCGCGCCGCCGGTGCGGCCCGCGCGCTCAACCTGAGCGTTGCCGAGCTACAGGCGTCAGGCGCTGCCATGGTCGCCTCCGGCATTGTGCCAGAGACCGCGGCGCGCGGCCTGAACGCGATGGCGACCCGCCTCGCGGTCGGCGGCCCGAAAATCGACCGTGCGTTCAAGCGGATGGGCTGGTCGTTCGGAGAGTGGCGCAAGCTTCGGGACAAGAGCGGCCCCGAGGCAATGACCGAGATGTTCCAGGCCATCGCCAAGCTCGACAAGGACGAGGCCGCTGCCCTCCTGAAGGACCTCGTCGGGCAGGACTTTTCCGACGACTTCAGCAAGCTCATCACGAACCCCGACCTCCTCGCCGAGGCGTTCTCCGAGATGGCGAACGAGGCGGACCGGGCCGGATCGGTCCAGCGCGAGTTCGAGGTGAGATCCTCGACGACCGCGAACGCGCTCGAGCTCCTCCGCAACAATCTCGCCGCCATCGGCAACGAGATCGGGTCCCGCTTCCTTCCCGGTATCGCGCGCCTCTCGACGAGGATGACGGAGTTCCTCCGCGGCCTCGACACAGGGGCGGGCCTCGACGACTTCGCCGAGAACATGCAGGCCGTCGGCGACGCGGTCCGCGGCCTCGCCGGCGGCAACCTCTCCTCGCTTCGGGACCTCGGCGCCGCTCTCGAGAGCCTCGTCGCCCCGTTGGGCGAGATGGGCTCCGCCGCGGTGGGACTCGGCATCGCCGCGTTGTGGGCGGCGGGACGCGGGCTCGTCGGCCTCGGCATCGCTGTGGCGATGTCCCCGATCGTCCGGATCGGGGCCATGGCGACGGCCATCGGCGAGCTGGCCAAGGCGCTGAAAGACGCGAAGGACCTCGGGGACGTCGCCGAGCACTTCCGCGGCATGTCCACGGGCATGCAGGCGCTCACCGCCTTCGGCGCCGCCCTCGTTGGCGGGAAGATGCTCCGGAGCCTCGGCGGGGTCGCGTCCGCCGTCGGGGCCTTTGCGGGCCGGAAGTTTCTGATGGGCGCCGCGATCCTCGGCGGCTTGATGGCGCTGACCTCGGGCGCGAGCGCCGGCGATGTCGGCGCTACTATCGGCCAAGCTACCGGCATCGATCCCAAGATCATCACCGACGGGGCCGCCGCGGCGAAGGGCATGTTCTCGGGTCTCAGCGGGCCTGTTCTGGGCGCGTTGGTCGGAGCGGGAGGGATCGCGGCTGCCCTGACTGGCGGCTGGTTGACTGGCAGGGCGCGGCGCCGCCGGCAGAGCGCCGACAACGAGCGGCTCATCCGCCGCGGTGCCGCCGTCGAGCGCGAAGCCGAAGAGAGAGCGGCGCGAATCCGCCAGGTGAACCGCGGCGCCCGCGTCGAAGATCTGATGAACGAGCGCGGCCTCTCGGAGAGGGAGGCCATCCGGATCGCCGCCGCCGAGAGCGCGGCTGCGCAAGACGACGTCCGCCGGCGCACCGGTGAGGCCGTTGGCATCCGGCAAAATCGCGACGGCACGATCACCGACACCCGGCGCGAGGAGGCCGCCCGCGAGGCCCGGCGCGAGGCCCGCATTGAGGCGGACGCCGAGCTCGAGCGCCAGCGTCGCATCGACGAGGCGCGCGCGAGGGCAGCCGCCTACGAGGCGCCGAACCGAGCAGAGCCGGGCCGTCAGGGCTTCAGGCCCTACACGCCCGAGGAGCAGGCCGCGGCGGATCAAGTGAGGCGCGACCGCGAGTTTTTGCGCTCGCAGGGTATTGATCCGCGAGGGCGGGCCCCCACACCGTCTGCACCGTCGCCTGCACGTCCCGGAAGAGTTCCGGGTCTACGACCGGGCCTCGGAGCGGCTATCGCCGGCATCGCGGCAGGCGTCGGCGCGACAGCCGCGAGCACCGGCTCGGCGCAGGGGTCGACCGGTGACCGGCCCCAGGGCGGTCTGGCAGAGCTCATCTACAGCTTCACGGAAATCGCGAGGATGATCCGCGGCCGCATCGCGGAGGACCCCGAGGGCTTCGCCAGGCGCGCGCAGCTCCTCAGCCCGGCGGCCATGATCGGCGAGCGCATCGGCTCCTCGATCCGGAGCGAGAGCGGCGGCGTCGGCGGCGAGAGCCTCCCCGACCTCGAGCGCATCGTGGAGCTCTATCGCGAGCTCGGCCGGCTTCAGGCGATGCCGGGCTCGCGGCCAATCGGGAAGGAGATTCGCGAGATCACGACGGAGCTCGCCGGCCTCACCGCGGACATGCCGGAGATCGCGGCGCTCGGCGAGACGCTGGCGGCATCGATCCGCCAGGGCGGCGCGCAGGCCCAGGTGGAGGCTGCCGCCATCGAGGCCAAGCTCAGGACGACGTTCGCGAGCATCGCCTCGACGGCCGCCTCGAGCGGGGCCCAGATCGGACCGCAGCTCGCCGCCGGCATCCGAGCCGGCATCCCCGCCGTCGCCGCGGCAGCGAACGAGATGGCGGCCACGGTCGCGAACCGGCTGCCGCAGTCCCCGGTGAAGGAGGGCCCCCTCGTCGGACTGCCGGAGATGGGGCGCAAGATCGTCTCCATGCTGGCGTCGGGGATGGACACGGCACTCGCGGCAGGTGCGGCCGATCGGGTGGCCGGAGCCATCGCTGGAGGGCTTCAGCCCGGAGCCGGCCGGGTCGGGGTGGCGGCGGCTGGTGTCGGTGCCGGTGGCATCACCATCCACATGGGCGGCGTCCAGATCCACGGGGCCGGTACCGGGCGGGATGCCGCAGAGGAGTTCGCCCGCGAGCTCGAGGGCGCCCTTCAGTCCGCGCTCTCTGACATCGGGATCGGTCGATGATGACAATGCCGGAGGACTTCGCGGTCATGTGCGATCGCTGGCTTGAGGGCGTCGTCCGCTATGTCCGCCTCCGGGAGGGGGACCCCGACGCCCTCGTGCGCGAGCTGCACCCCGGCCATCCGCCGGAGGTCTATCGCCTCGTGATCCTGGTTGCCTCGGAGGTGGCCCGCGCGGACGGCCTCTTCATCGCCGCGCGGGAGCGGGGCACGCTGCCGCCGGCATGGCGCCCCGATGAATAGGTCCTCGCTCGCCGTCGTCGCCGACCACCTCGTCGAGCTCCGGCTCGGAGACGACGTCGGTGCGGTCCGGGAGCTACTCGGCGTTCTGGACCGTCACATGCTGGCGCGCCTCGCCGAGCTCGTCGAGGCGGTCCTCGCCGGCGAGGCGACCCGCACCGGCCACGAGGAGATCCTCGGCATCCTCGAGCTCGCCGAGCGGGTGCCGGCATGAGGGCGGGGACCGATCGCTTCGAGGTAATTTGCCCGTGCTGCAACGAGCCGGCGATGATGATCGTCGAGGGCGAACAGGTCGACGGGCTTCCCGCGAGCAAGTCAGGACGAGCCCTGAGGATCATGCTCGAGCGCGGCGCCCGCGGCGTCTCGAGCGACGAGCTGGTCGATCTCCTCTGGCGGGGCGAACCATCAGGCCCGCCACGGCACGCGCGCAAGGTCGTCCATACGACGGTCTACTACGTCCGGCGGATGGCGCCGCGGTACGGGATCCAGGTCAGGACCGACGACGGCTACCCTCGCCGGTACTTTGCTTCCCGGGAGGGCACCGGCTGAAAAGACCGGTGACCTCTGGCGGGGGCAGGCCCACGACCGAGAATTCGACCATGTGCATTTTCAGGGGCTTGGGTGATCCGGGCTCGACCATCCCCTTAAGGCGCCGGCTGAAAAGACCGGTGACCTAAACGAAAGACCGGTGACCCACGCCCGCGGCAACGGTCACCCCTGAGCTCGAGGCCGCGATCAGTCGCCTCGTTGCAGGCGACATCTACGAGCACCTCAAAGGATGACCTTCAGGGATACGATCGTCAGAGTGTCACCAAGGACCTTGTAGACGACCAGAAGGCGCGGCGAGTTCGTGACGGGGTCGTTCTCCTGAAGCAGACGGCCCCCGCGGATGCGCGAGGTTTCCCGACCGACACGATGGCCAGCGACCCGAAGGCGCTCCTTCACGTCCGCGAAGGCGCGCGGGAGCCAAGGGGCAGCGTCCGTCAGAGTGGAGACCTGTTCAACCACCTCCGGTCGAACGATGAGCCTGAAGCCTTCAGGCGGTTTGGCGATGCGCATCCCGCTCCAGTTCGGCTTCCGCCCATGCGATGGCGTCGTCGTCCGGCTCGCCTTCGACCACCGCAGCCGCCCCGACGCTCATCCAGCTCCCGTCTGGCGTCTCCTCCCACAGGACATCGTGACTGCGGTCGCTGACGCCGGCGGCCGACATGCGCTTCACACGCGCGACGATCCTGTCGACGAGGGCGATCTCCTCAGCCGAGAACGCCGAGAGGTCCGGGTCGGTGAGGCTGAAGAACTCATGGCGCGCGCCGGCAGGTGTGGGGTTGTGCCTCTGGACGATCCGCCCGGTCCGCTCGAGCTCCGCAAGCGCCGGATAGAAGTCGGCGTGCAGAGGGCCTCGCGGCTTCCGTCGGTAGGCGGTCGCCCCGGTGAGCGTCCTTCCGGTCCGCCGATAGTGCGCGACATCCGCGAACCACAGGATCTTCGCGAGCTTCGTCTTTCCCAGTTCCTCGGGCTCGCACAGCGTGACGATGTGGTGAACGAGAGCGGGCAACCGCTCACTGCCTCCGCCCATGGTGTCCAT